CACATTTATACTCAAAGGGAATTTTTATAGCAAAGGGTACTAAAAGGAGTGACAAAAGACGCATGAACAAAGACGAATGGGTCGAAAAGATAACAGAAGCGTGTAAAAACGCAGGAACTTTCAGACCATATTTTGCGAGCGTCATCGATACCCTTGCAGAAACGCTCGAGGCAAGGGATGACGCAAGGCAGAAATATAAGCAGACAGGCAGCAATTCGGTAGTAACGCACACAAACAAGGGCGGTAATACCAACATCGTGAAGAATCCTGCGCTTGTTGTAGTAGATGATCTGAATAAAACGGCTCTTGCTTATTGGCGAGACCTCGGACTAACTCCTGCAGGTCTCAAGCGAATAAACGAAAACGCAATGAAGAAGGGTGCTGACAAGGCTACGCTCGGATCAGTACTCAAAGATTTAGGTATATGAAAGCAAAGGACTACTGCGAGACAGCGAAACAGTATGCGCTTGATGTGACTAACGGCACAATCGTAGCAGGTGCAGAGGTAGTCATGGCGTGCAATCGCTATCTCAAAGACCTTGACAGGGACGATATCGAGTTAAGACCAAGAGACCCGAACGCAGTGTGCTCGATCATGGAGGGCTTCTTTGTACATCAGCAAGGCGAAGATATGCAGGGCAAGCCGCTACTCGGTGAGCCTTTTGTACTTCAGCCGTGGCAGATATTCGTAGTAGTAAACCTGCTCGGATGGTACTACACAGGAACAGACGAAAGACGGTTCAAAGAAGCGTTCATAATGCTCGGCAGGAAGAACGGAAAAACTTCCTTTATAGCGGCATTGGCATTCGCTGTCGGCATACTGCAAAGGCGAAGCGGTTCAAAGGTTTACATCGTAGCCAATGCACTCAAACAGGCATTAGAGGCATTCAACTTCCTAAAATTCAACGTCAGATACAAACACCTTGACTCGGATGATGACATGAGGTTGCTCGACAACTCGTTCAACCACAGCATCGAGTACCAATTCAGAGATGACAGCGGACAGCCAGACGGATTGTTAAGTGTATCGGCTCTTGCGGCTAATCCCGACAGCCAAGACTCGTTCAACTGCAACTTTGCTATCGCTGATGAGGTTGCGGCTTATAAAAAGGCGGCACAGTATAACCGATTCAAAGAGGCAATGAAAGCCTACCGAAACAAACTGATGATAGGCATAACCACAGCAGGAGACAATGCCAACTCGTTCGGCTTCAGAAGAATGGAATACGGCATCAAGGTAGTTAACGGAACTGTCAATGATGACTCGTTGTTCGTTATGATCGCAAGAGCAGACCAAACCGAAAACGGAGAAGTTGACTACACGAATCCGATTCAGCATCAGAAAGCTAACCTGTCGTATGGTGTTACTGTATCGCCAGAAGACTTAATGAACGAGGCAATGCAAGCGCAGAATGATCCGCAACAGCGCAAGGATTTCCTTTCAAGGTCACTGAACGTTTATACATCAGCAACAAAGGCCTACTTCGATATTGACGAATTCAGAACATCTGACAACGAATACAGTTGGACGATGGAAGAACTTGCCAAGTTACCTGTTAAGTGGTTCGGTGGGGCTGACCTGTCAAGGATGCATGACCTCACGGCAGCCGCATTGGTTGCCGAATATAAGGAAACGCTGATTATAATCACACACGCATTCTTCCCGATAACACAGGCGGCAAGAAAAGCCGATGAGGATAATATTCCACTGTTTGGATGGGCAGACGATGGATGGCTGACGATGTGCAATTCGCAGACGGTCAACTACTCCGATGTAGTCGGTTGGTTCGAGGAAATGCGTGGCAAGGGCTTCGATATCAAGGTAGTAGGGCAGGACAAGAAATTCGCAAGAGAGTTCTTCCTTGACATGAAAGCAAAGAAGTTCAGAATCGTAGATCAGCCACAGTATTACTATGTGAAGTCACAGGGCTTCAGACACATAGAGAAAAAAGCAAAAGACAAGAAACTATACTATCTGCATTCAGAGGCATATGAGTACTGTGTGCAGAATGTACACGCAATAGAGAAGACCGATGACATGGTGCAGTATGAGAAAGTCAATCCTACGCAAAGGATTGACCTTTTTGATGCATCCGTTTTCGGCACAGTTCAATTATTAGAAAACATGGAAAAACGAGAAAAGGCTCGTGAATGGTGGGGCAAACAATGAGTATATTCGACAGAGTACGCAAGATCGGGAATATGAGGACATCCACAAACACAAGCAATAGTGCAATCGGTTTCCTCATCGGCAGCGATGAAGACCTGCAGTGCAGTGGTTACACATCGCTTGCAGAGAATCCAGAAATCCTTCGGGCTTGCAGACAGATAGCAACACTGATTTCTTCCATGCCGATAATGCTCATGGAGAACGGCAAAAACGGAGATGTCCGTATATTTAACGAGTTATCACGAAAGCTTGATATCGAGCCGAACAAGAACATGACTCGCAGAACGTGGATGGAGTTCATCGTCACAACGATGCTCCTGTACGGCAAAGGCAATTCCATAGCAAAGGTCTACACATCAAGAGGGTACATATCAAATATCGAGCCGATAGCCGCAGGAAGGGTCTCACTCGTTCCAAGTGCAACAGATACAAGGAACTACACCGTTGTGATCGATGGCAAATCGTATCAGCCAAATGATGTACTTCACTTCGTAGATAATCCCGACCCAGATTATCCGTGGAAGGGCAAGGGCATGACGGTTGTGTTGAGAGATGTAGCAAACACTCTCAAACAGGCAACGTACACCAAAAAGGGATTCATGGCTTCAAAGTGGAAACCTTCGATAATCGTCAAGGTCGATGCTATGACAGAGGAATTTTCAAGCCCAGAGGGAAGAAAGAAGCTTCTGGAAAGCTACGTACAATCCTCCGATGTCGGTGAGCCGTGGCTCATTCCTGCAGAACAATTCGATGTGACAACAGTGAAGCCTTTGAGCCTTGCTGATCTTGCGATATCCGATTCAGTGGAACTCGACAAGAGAACGGTCGCAGCGATACTCGGTGTGCCTCCGTTCGTGCTTGGAGTCGGTGAATATAACCAAGACGAATGGAACTCATTCATATCGAACACAGTGCGTATCGTAGCGCAGGAGATAGAGCAAGAACTGACACGCAAGCTGATACTCAATCCGAAGTGGTATGTGAAGTTCAACATTCTATCACTTATGAATTGGGATTTGAAGACAATCGCAGATGTTTACGGTGAACTCCGCAAACAGGGTGTGGTCGATGGTAACGAGGTCAGAGACCGCATCGGATTATCCCCAAGAGAGGGCTTGGATCAGCTTGTAATGCTTGAAAACTACTTGCCTACTGACAGATTGGGAGACCAAAAGAAGTTGATACAGGAGGGCGAATAATGGCGCTACTGTGTAACGATGTTGAAATGAGAGGTAACAAAGTCAAGCAGATATGGTGCAAGCATACAGGTGAGCCTTGTATTCATGTCAGATTTTGTGCCGTATCGAGCAAGTACTACCAAACTGATGCGGCTGCTGATTGCAAAGTGAGGAAAGAACAAAACAACAGATAATAACTGGCAGGGATAGACAGACGTGTCGAAAAGCATATTCCCGATGCATTCTCTGCCATTTGTTTAGGGAGAACTTACAAGGGAGGTAAGTTATGGTTAGTGGTATATATAGCATCACTTGTATCGAAAATGGTAAGCGGTACATAGGGCAATCTGTGAACATTCAAAAGAGGTGGGCAACACACAGTTGTGCATTACGGAACGGCACTCACGTTAACGTGCATTTACAAAGAGCGTGGGATAAGGGCAATACTTTCCGATTTGAGATTCTTGAAGAGTGCGGCAGAGACAAATTAGACGAAAGAGAAATATATTGGATCGCTTACTTCGATTCATTCCGCAATGGGTACAACCTTTGTGAGGGTGGCAACTCTACAAAGGGTAGAACTTGTTCAACCGAAACACGCAGGAGGATATCTGAAGCGAACAAGGGTAGGCGGTTCGATGCTGATGCAATTAAGCGCAGAACAGAATCGTTACAGAACCACTTAAAAGAAGACCCTGCTTTTGCGGAAGAGTACAGAAATAAGCTATCAGAAATACACAAGGGGAAACCTTCTTGGAACAAAGGGAAACCTTGTCCTGCGGACAAGAAGAAGCTACTCAGTGAAAAGCTAAAAGGCAGAACCATTACAGAAGAACACAGAGCAAAGCTTCGAGAATTGTATGCAGGTGAAAAGTCAATAACAGCAAAACTCGAAAAGAGCGATATCGTGCGTATTCGGTATCGTTTTTTGTGTGGTGAGCGACAGTCTGATATATGCAAAGACTACCCTGTAACATCACAAACAATATACGACATTGTTAGAGGACGCAGATGGAAGAGCGTTCCGAACACCAAAGAAGAGTTGGAGGTTCTACTGTGAGCAAAGAAGAATTAGGTAAGAGGCGTACAAGAACTGTATGCACAGAATTTACTACGAGGGAAGAATCGAAAGATGCTCTTTTCATAGAAGGGTATTTTGCGGTTTTTAATAGCAACTACGAAATTGCAGAAGGAATGAGTGAGTCAATCGCACAGGGTGCTTTTGCTGAAGCTATCAGCGGAGACATTCGAGCACTTGTCAATCACGATACCACACTTGTTCTTGGGCGAACAAAAGCAGGGACTTTTGAGGTCAAAGAAGACAGCCGTGGACTTTGGGGACGCATTAGGATCAATCCGAACGATTCTTCTGCCGTTGACCTTTACGAAAGGGTTAAGCGTGGCGATGTAGATGGGTGCTCGATAGGATTCGACATCGCAGAAGAGGAAACCGAATTCCTCGATAACGGTGATGTGCATTGGACTATCAAGAAGGTATTCCCTTTGTATGAATGCAGTTGCTGCACATTCCCTGCCTACGCTGAAACATCGGTACAGGCAAGAAAAGACGAATATCAGATGCTCAAGAAGCGTGAAATCGAAAGATGGAAAGCTGATTTGAGCAGAAAGCTAAAAGGAGGCAATTAATGGCACTTAAGACATTACTGCTTAAGAAAGACCTCGATAACAAGCGCAAGGCTCTTGCCGAACTCGAAAAGAGAGACGCTGAATTTGAGGCAAGAAACGCAGAACTCGAAGCCGCTATCGATGAAATCGAGACAGACGAGCAGAGAGATGCGGTAAACGAAGAAATCGAGAAGTTCAAGGAAGAGGAGTCTGCGCACGTACAGGCAAAGACCGACCTCGATTCAGAAATCAGAGGACTTGAAGCAGAACTCGATGAACTTGAGGCAGAACAGGAAAAGCCTGTTCCAGAAGAGAAACCACAGGAAAGAAAGGAATCAAAGAAGATGGAAACAAGAAAGTTCTTTGGAATGAATGCGCAGGAGAGAGATGCATTCTTCGCTAATGAGGGTGTTAAGGAATTCCTTGCAGAGACAAGAACCTGTATCAGAGAGAAGAGAGCGCTCACAAATGTTGGTCTCACAATTCCAGAAGTGATGCTCGGTCTTATCAGAGAAAACGTGATGGAGTATTCAAAACTCTACAAGCACGTTAACGTAAGACAGATCAACGGTGAGGGCAGAATGATCGTTATGGGAACAATCCCAGAAGCCGTATGGACAGATTGTTGTGCTAACCTCAACGAACTCAACCTTGCGTTCAACGATGTTGAGGTTAACTGTTGGAAGGTTGGCGGCTACTTCGCTGTCTGCAATGCTAACCTTGAGGACTCCGACATTGCTCTCGCAACTGAACTTCTGACAGCTATCGGACAGGCTATCGGACTTGCGCTTGATAAGGCTATCCTCTACGGAACAGGCACAAGAATGCCTCTCGGAGTTGTAACAAGACTCGTACAGACCGAAGCACCTGCTGACTATCCTGCAACAGCAAGAGCATGGGCTAACCTCTCTGCAACTAACGTTGTAGCACTCGGAGCAGTTACAGGCACAGCACTTGTATCCAAGATCGTTGAGACCTTTGGAAATGCAAAGGGTAAATATAGCCGTGGCGAGAAGGTCTTCGTAATGAACGAGATGACTTACACAAAGCTTGCATCCTCACTTATCACTACTGACGCAAGCGGTCAGATCGTTGTTGGTATGTCCGACAGAATGCCTGTTATTGGCGGTATCATCGAGGTTCTTGACTTTGTTCCAGACAACGTAATTATCGGTGGTTACTTCGACCTGTATCTGCTTGCAGAGAGAGCAGGAACAAGATTCGCAACTTCCGAACACGTTAGATTCCTGCAGGATCAGACAGTATTCAAGGGTACTGCAAGATATGACGGACAGCCTGCAATCGCAGAGGGCTTCGTAGCAATGGCTATCGGCACAACAAAGCCGACAGCAGCAATGACATTCGCAGCAGACTCGGCAAATTAGTAGGCGAAGGAGAACAGCCTAACACCCTCAACCTCACGAGCATGACAAAAAAACAACTATTGTCAATGGCATCTGAAAACGGGGTCGAGGGTGTTTCTTCTCGCATGACAAAGGCAAAAATCATCGAAGCGATAGAGGGGTAGAGGCATGAACGAAAACACAATGCTTGAAATGCTCAAGGTCGATCTTGGCATTACAACAACAGCATATGACGAAAGGCTTGCACAGTATATTGCATCAGCAAAGGACGCAATCAAAATTGAGGGCATCACGCTTGATGATGCAGTAGTCAGTGACGGCAATCTCGTTGTTCTGTATGCTGCATGGCTGTGGCGAAAACGTGACACAGCAGAAGGAATGCCAAGAATGCTTCGATGGATGCTCAACAATAGGTTATTCAGTGAAAAGGTAGATTGATATGGATGATGTTATTCAGCTGATTAATTTCAACGGCTACACATATGACGAATATGGCAACGAAATCCCTGCCGAAAGCAAGAGGACAGTGTATTGCAGAGTCGAGTCTGTAGGCAGAACGGAGTTCTATCAAGCCGCACAGAACGATATGCATCCGCAGTACATTTTCTCCATATCCCACTATAGGGATTATATGGGCGAAAAGGAACTCCTGTACAGGGATTGGACAGGCAAAGAAAAACGCTATGCCATCACACGTACCTACAGGACAGGTGACCGCATCGAGTTGACCGCTGAAGAAAGGATTGGCGATTATGGCAAGACGGAGTAATGTCCAGATGCAAATGGGCGATATTCTCGAAGAATGGACTCTTGAGTTCGGTACGGAAGTCGAAAAAGCAATGATTGAGACCTCCAATTATACTGTCGAGAAACTGCATGAGATATCGCCAAAGAGAACTTTCGGTAAGCATCATGGGCGCTATGCAAGAGGATGGAGTTGGCGAAAGGTCAATGACGAATATGTGATCTACAATGCAACGGATTGGCAACTCACGCATCTGCTTGAGGACGGCCATGACATCCGAAACAGATATGGTGAATGGGGTCATGTCAGCGGTGATGGTCACATAACACTTGCGGAACAATTCGGAGTGAAAGAGTTAGAGATAAGGATTAGCAGAGGTTTGAAATGACAACATACGAAACGTTAAAAACGGCACTTCGAGCCATAACAGAACTGACGGATGTTCCTGTGTTCTACTCTCTCACGCAGAAGAAGACAAACCCTCCGTACATCGCTTACAGGGGCAATGGTCAAAACATCTTTGAAGCTGATAACACCTACTATTGGAAACAGAACACCTATATCATCGAATACTATTACAGAAATAAAAACGAACAGATAGAAGCCGCTATTGAGGAATCACTCCTCGATAACGGCTTTCTCTATGAGAAGAGCGAAGACATCAACATCGAAACAGAAGATGTGAATGTCATCTATTACTACATTTAAGGAGAACAACAATGGCAAACAAAGTCGAATTTGGAATCAGCCAACTCCATGTCTGCACATACACCGTTGGTGAGAACAACGCTGTTACTCTCGGCACTCTGTATCATCAGAAGGGTGCTGTGTCCTTCTCCCCAGAAGAGTCACAAGAGCAGAACAACTTCTATGCAGACAACGTGATTTATTGGAGCGGTTACTCTGGCGGCTCAATCGAGGGTGATCTTGAGGTCGCAATGTTTGACGATGAGTTCAAAACACAGTTCCTCGGATACGTTACGCTGGCAAATGGCGGTCTCGCAAATGTAAAGAACGCCACAAAGCCTAATGTCTGCATCTTCTTCCAAGTCGAAGGAGACAGCGAAAGCCGCAGAGTTGCACTTTATAACTGCGCTCTTGGAGCAATCACAAGAGAGTACAACACAATCGAAGAGAGCAAAGAACCTGCAACAGAGACACTTGCAGTGACCTGCACAGGCGATAATACCACAGGTGTGACAATGGCAGTGTTCAAGCCTTCTGATACAGGCTACAGCACACTATTCACACAGCCGACAGCACCTGCTCTGTAAGATTAACTGATGAGGGTGAGGCATTAAGTCTCACCCTTTGTTTTTTAGAGAGGTAACCGACATGGAAAAAATAATCAAGATAGGAAAGCAAGAGGTCAAGCTGTCGAACAACGTGGCTTGGACGATGGAATACAGGGATCAGTTCGGCAAGGACATAGTACCAACGATCATGCCGCTAATGGCTTCGTTTACGGAAGGAATAGCCACAGTAGTTTCAAATTCAGAAACAGTGGATATCAAGAGCATAGCCGAAGCACTTGAGGGTAGATCAATGGATGTGCTCCTGCCGATGTTTCAGACAGAGTTCGTGGACATAATCGTTAACGTTGTTTGGGCAATGGCAAAGGCAGCCGATGAGAGCATAGACCCTCCGAAGAGATGGGTGAGACAGTTCGATACATTCCCACTTGATGTGGTTGTTCCTGCTGTCTATGACCTTGCTCTGAAAGGATTCGTGTCCTCAAAAAACTTGAAGAGGCTGAAGACGATAGGCGAAAGTCTGAAAAATCTTCAGCCGTCACTCTCGATGACATTATCCTCGCAGGACTCGAACGAGGCTTGACAATGACAGATATTCGCAAGATGCAACTCGGACAGGTAGTTGACTTTGTCATCAGCTACAACGAGCGGCAGAAACGTGCGGAAAAAGAAGAAAAACGAAGCCACAAACGCAAGGCTTCACAAAAGGATATTAACGCATTTTTTGGATAGGTGAACATATGGCAGGTGGCAAAGTGCGTGGAGTGACCATCACCTTCAGAGGTGATACTACTCCACTCGAAAAGGCACTCAAACAGGTGTCTTACGAAACGAAAAAAATAGACCAAGAACTGCGACAGGTCGATAAGGCTCTGAAATTCAATCCGAAGAATGTAGACCTTCTTCGGCAGAAACAGGAACTGCTCTCGAAAAAGATATCAGAGACAAAAGAGCGGCTTGACCTGCTTCGTGAGACTCAATCAAAGGTTGATTCGGGCGAAATCGAGATGTCAGCAGAAGACTACAGAAAACTTCAGCGTGAGATCATCGAGACCGACAGCAAACTCAAGACCTTCAATTCACAGCTTTCACAGGTAGACAAGACTATCAATGGAATGAATATGCAAGCTGTTTCTGACAAATTCAAGAGTGTGGGGGACAGCCTAACAAAGGCAGGAGATGCTATGAAGCCGATATCGGCAGCAGGAGCGGCAACTGTGGCGGCTCTCGGTGCATTGTCGGTGAAGTCGGGGGCGGCAGCAGATGATCTGAACACCCTGTCAAAGGTGACAGGCATGAGCACCGAAGAACTCCAGAAGTATTCGGTATCTGCTGACCTTGTGGATGTATCCGTTGAGGCACTTGCGAAAGCAAATCAGAAACTCCGTAAGAATATGTACTCTGCCGCCAATGGCTCGAAGTCACAGACAGAGGCATTCGAGAAATTGGGCATCAGTGTGACAGATTCTAACGGTAATCTCCGTGATAGTGATGAGGTCTTCCAAGAGGCAATAACTGCACTTGGCAAGATGACCAACGAGACGGAGCGTGATGCGCTTGCTATGACTCTGATGGGCAAATCTGCAACGGAACTCAATCCGCTGATAGCAGATCAAGGCGAAACATACAAACAGGTATCTGACACTCTGAAGAAATACAATCTCGACTATGTGGATCAAGAGACACTTGACAAGGCGAATGCTTTCAATGACTCTCTCGATACTATGAAAGCTATCGGAACTGTCGCACTTCAGAACGTAGGCTCACAGCTTGCAGGATATCTTGCTCCTGCGCTTGAAAAGGTAGTTGACCTGTTCGGCAGATTTGCTGAATGGCTCGGCAATCTCAATCCGAAAGTGCTTGCTGTTGTCGGAGTTATCGCATCAGTGGTCGCAGGAATCGCACCTGTACTGATAATACTCGGCAAACTTGCATTCGCTATCAGTTCCATAACAGGGCTGATGGCATCGGCAGGACTTTCGATAGGTGCAATTGCTACACCTGTAGGCATCGCTATCGGTGTTATCGGTGCTCTGATCGCTATCGGGGTTCTGCTCTATAAGAATTGGGACAAGATCAAAGTATACGCAGGAAAATTCAGAGATTTCATCATTAGCGCATTCAACAGCATTAAGACGAAAGTCAGCGGTCTTGTTAATGGCATGGTCACGTATGTACAGGGCAGATGGAATGCTCTGAAAGCATTTGCTTCTACTACGTTCAACAGCATCAAGGACAAGATTGTCAAACCGATACAGAGTGCTATCGACAAGGTCAAGGCTATCGTTGCAAAGGTCAAAGACTTCTTCCCGATTAAAGTCGGTAACCTGTTGAGCGGTCTGAAATTGCCACACTTCAAACTGAATGGCAAATTCTCACTCAATCCTCCAAGTGTGCCAAAACTCGATATTGATTGGTACAAGACAGGCGGTATATTTGAAAGCCCTTCGGTTATCGGTGTAGGTGAAGCAGGATCAGAAGCGGTTGTGCCTCTCGACAAGTTCTGGAACAAGCTTGATGCTATGCGAGGCGGTGAGACGAACATTGTTATAAACATTAACGGTGCAGACAGAGACCCAAGAGCGATAGCTGATGAGGTCAAGCGAATGCTTATCAGAGAAGTTAAGGGGCAGAGTCTTGCATGGAGGTAAAAAATGGCGATATTTAACGGACTTCGGTTCGGTAATGTAAATTCTCTCGACTATGGCATATACATCACAGGAGAAGCCGTTTATAACGCTCCAGAACGTGATGTGGAGATGGTTGAGATAGCAGGAAGGAATGGAGACCTCCCTGTCGATAAGGGCAGATGGAAGAACATCGAAGTTACATACACAGCAGGAACATTCGGAGACGATCAGACGGACTTCTCGACAAAGGTTCGGAACTTCAGAAACGCTCTCACATCACAGCTTGGATACGTGAGACTTTCCGACACATACAACGATAACGAGTACAGGCTTGGTGTATTCAAGAGCGTATTTGAAGTCGATGCAGCAAGCCGTAAAAGGGCAGGAGAATTTCAGATAGTCTTCGATTGCAAGCCACAGAGATTCTTAATGAGTGGCGAAGCCTCACAGGATATCACAAGCGGTCAAGATTTGTACAACAGCACAGGCTACGATGCACAGCCACTATTGATGGTAGAAGGGTACGGAAATGTAAAGGTCGGTAGTTATGACTTCGATATCCAGAGTGTTCTCATGGGCGAATACGAATTGGATAACGGCATCGTGCTCATGAATGATAGACCTTATAACTTGCCATCAGCAGGATATAACAGCGGTGACACATTCACATTCGGTGAGTGTAGAGCGCATCTGTTTATCAGAGCGGCAGAAGGGGTGGCTATCAGATCGGTTGATTCTACAGACTCCAATGTACGCATATTCATGAGACAGAACGGTGTAGAAGTTCGCCATACGTTCGAGCCGTTTGAAGTCAACTCTGGGCAGACACAGGACTATACATTTAGTTCTACAGTTCCCGTGACTATCGTTGTATATGCAAGTGGGGCTACAACAACATACACCGTTAGCTATACAGTTACGCTCAAGTACAAAGTGCTTGGAAATGAAATCAGCGCTACGGCATCGATCAGCAACAGCCCTTCAACGCAAACGTTCTATATGTCGCTGAACTCATATTCATTCGACATCAGTTCGGTCTCCGTAGATTCGACTATGTCGGCTCTTGGTCATCCAACGTATGTCGATTGTGAGATTGGAGAGGCGTACAAGATCGAGAACGATGAATTTATATCACTGAACAGATACATCGACCTCGGCTCGAAAGTACCTGTATTGAAGGGCGGCAGCAACATAATAACTTTCGATAGCACTGTAACGAGTCTGAAAGTTGCTCCGAGATGGTGGATACTATGATTCCAATTCTCTACGATTCAAACGAAACATCGTTCTCATCCAATGGGTTAGGTAGATTGCGTTCATGTATCAGTTGCAAAGTCACTGAAGAGAGAAATTCTATTTACGAATGCGACTTTGAATACCCTGTCGATGGTGCTCACTTCAATGAGATAACTGTTGGCAGGATCATAGCTGTTGAGCATGACGATACAGGCGATGTTCAGCCATTCGACATAGTAGGCTACACAAGACCGATTGACGGCATTGTAACATTCCACTGCGTTCATGTTTCATACAGACAGAGCAAGCTTGTGACGGATGCGGCGGCGGTCGGAGTAAACACGGTGAGGACGGCATTCCAAATCCTTCGCTATCCTGTGAACACTTCGACTATGGTCGAAAGCCCATTCACATATCAGACAGATATCACAGACCAAAGATACATTCCATGCTTCGATCGCATCCCTAAATCGGTGCGGTCGGTGCTTGGTGGGGTTGAAGGCTCGATACTCGATACCTTTGGCGGTGAGTATGAATGGGACAAATTCAAGGTCATTCTTCACGCTAACAGGGGCGTAGACAGAGACTTCACTATCAGATACGGCTTCAACATGAGCGGTTACGATGAGGAAGTCGATGATAGTAGCACATACATGAGGGTGTATCCGTATTGGACAGATGGCACTAAGACTCTTCAAGGCTCTGTACAGGAGTATGGCAAGACCATCACCAATAGAGGTGAAACGATCGCTCTTGATGTATCCGACAAATTTGAGTCAGAACCGACAGTGGCGGATATCAATGCAATGGGGCTGTCGATTATCAAAGAACGAAATGCGGCAATACCTACACAAACGATTCACGTTGAGTTTATAAGGCTTTCTGACACAGAAGAGTACAAACAGTATGCTTCACTTCAGCAGTGTAGACTTTGCGACACAGTAAAAGTGGTTTTCCCGAATTACAACACATCGGCTCGATTCAAAATTGTAAAAACAGTGTATGATGTTCTGCTCGATAGATTCGAGTCAATGGAACTTGGTGATTTGAGCACTACACTCTCGGAGGCTCTTGGCATTAATAGCGGTGATTCAAAGGCAACACAGCAAGCTGTCACAAAGTCACTGACATCGAGCGATATCACTGCAAGCATGGGAACGTTCACGAGTGGAATAGTGACTAAGTTAGGTCGGATGGTGTTCCTAACAATAACGTTCAAAAATGCAAACTCAACAGCAAGCGGCATCGATGTATTCAGAGCGACGCTGAATGATTCTGAATTGATCCCTACGCATCAAGCTACAGGGGGAACATATTACGGTAATCATGCTTTCAATTGCCTTTTGAGTTCTGCAGGGAGCATCTACGTAAGAAATGCATCAGACTCGGCGGTCACAATCAGTGGAGATAACACTTCGACATTCTCACTGACATACATCGTATAGGAGGTGGTCGAATGGCAAGATATATAGCACAGGCTATCCGAAAAGGTGTTGTAAGGCGAAAATTCCCTTATAGCAAGAAAAAAGGACACGCTTACCATTGGACTTACGTGTTAAGGGCGAAAGACCCTAAAAAACGAGAATTAATAGCCAGAGGCATGGAGAGGGCGATCAAACGAAAGAGGCTGATTAAGTACAGTAACAAAGCTGATAAAAACGCTCTGCTATATGACACAGTTAAAAGCAAAAAATTCGACCCTCTCCGTGTTTCCAAAGAAACAACTACTAATTGTTGCAATTTGGTGTCGGTGGCTTGCAGATATGCAGGACTCAAGACTCCTCGCAAGTCATCAGCAAAAACTCTTCCCCAGAAGTGGGAGAAATACGGATTCAAAGTTATCCCCTACAAGCATGGCAAAACGAAGCTAATGCGAGGGGATATTTTAGATGCTAACGAAAAGCCGAAAGTTCACACGGCTGTCTATTTAGGAGGCAAGTGATGGATAAATTTCTCAACAGTAACGAAACAGTTTACAGACTCGCAAGAACCATAGTACAGGGCATTCTCGGTGTGATTGCGGCTAATCTCGATTACATTGTCGGCTATGGGCATTTTTCGACAGGAACAAGAGCAATCATCGTTGCGCTTGTAATGGCTGTTCTGTCCCCGATTATGAGCGAATTAGGAGCACATATCAGCCCTGTTGATGACGAGGACGATGAGGACGAAATCGATGACGAGGACTACGATGAGGATGTATCTTACGGAGGCGAAGAGTAATGGCACTTCTGACAGTAGAGAAGAGAAAAAAATACTTCAAAAAACTCGGACTCGGTGAGTACAACAAGAAGAACATTCTTAAACTTCAGCGCAAGTATATGCTCCGTGACAAGGACTATGATGGAATTTACGGAAAAGATACGGACGCTCTTTTGAGGCATTTGTACAACTGTTGGAGGGTAGCACCGTCATTTGATCCGAAAGAGTTCAGATGCAAATGTCATGGGCGATTCTGCTGCGGATTTCCTACTCGCATGAAGGTGAAGGAACTGAAGCATCTACAGGCTATCAGAGACCATTACAAGAAGCCAATGATAATTACATCGGGTCTTCGGTGCAGAGGGTTCAATGCCGAATTAAGCGGCTCAAGCACAAACTCACGGCACTTAACAGGCTATGCTTGCGACTTTTATATGCAAGGGGTCACTGATACGCTTGCCAACAGAAAAAAGGCTGTGAGATGGATTAAGAAGCTGAAAAACCATCACTACACCTATGGCAATGGAATAAACAGTTATGGCTACGAAGTCTATGCTCCGAACATGGGCAATGCGCTTCATACAGATACAAGGTAGGTGAGGGACATGAATGACGGAATAATCATAGCTGTGGCAGGATTCTTGGTAACGCTCATGGCATTGGTGAGACCGATTATCAGCTTAAACACAAACATCACTGCATTGAAAATCAGCATTGACCAACTCAAAGATACATATAGTCAGATGAACAATCGGCTCACCGATCATGGCAAAGACATCGACAAAATGCGTGAGACTCTCGCTAACCATGAAGTGAGAATTACAACGCTCGAGAAGTAGGAGGGCTTAAATGGCACAGAAAATCAATTTGGACATAACTCCATCAGAATTTATGCCTGTACTGTATTATAGTCAAGGCGATGTTGGCAGAGAGTTCAAGATCGAGATCGTTTCAAAAGATGGTTACGATATCCCAAGTGGAGCAACAGTGACCATACAGGCAACAAAGCCAAGTGGACTTGGGTTCACTGTCAGCGGTTCTATAGCCGACAATGTTGTGACTATCGTTAGCACAGCAGAAATGACAGACGAATACGGCAGATTTCCTGCTGAACTCAAAGTAGTCAGCGGTAACACAACGCTCTTCACAGGCAACGTGCTCATGATTGGCAAGAAGAACACTCACCCAGAGGGAACTACTGACGGATCACAGGAGACTTTAATCCCAGAACTGACAGTGCTCGTTCAACGTGCGGAGTCGGCAGCAGAAACAGCGGTGCAGGATGCGATCGAGGCGGCTGACACCAAAGTCAACGAAATTCTTGACAATCTGCCAGACGAAGTTAGTCAGTTAAAGAGCGATGTATTAAATTCGAAACCTTTCGCAAAAAGGAATATTTACTCTCTCATTAACGCTACGGATGGCTCTTATATCAGCGCAGACAATGGGGCCGAAGTCGCAACAAGCATAGTCGGCCATACTGATTACATAGATTTGTCTGGCTACTATGGGAAACTGACGATGTTCTTCGTTGCTTATGGCGGTGGAGTAACCTATCAAGGGGCGTTCTACGATGAGGACAAAAATTATGTCAGCGGATTTAAGCAGACGAATGTCACTGTGGATATGACAGCAGATTTCGATATACCTAAAAATGCAAGATATATCCGTTTTAGCTATATTATTTCTCGAAAAAATGATTACTATATCTTGGCGAACTCGAAAGACAGTTTGGTGTATGAGATGTATACCGAATTTAATGGGGACGTTTTCACCACTGAAAACGCAGAAACAGACCATTATGTTCGTGCTACAGATGGGGCTGTTCTAACTGCAACGGGGGTGTGTGCATCTGACTTCATTAATGTTGAGTTCGCAAGCAAGATAGTTATGCTTCAAGCAAATGGGCAGACACATCAGGGTGCATTCTATGACAGGAACAAAAATTTCGTGAGCGGTTACACTAAACAATGGCACAATGGGAATTACCCTGAAGAATTTACTGTCGATGTCCCCAAAAATGCTGCATATATACGAATTTCATATATCGCCTCGCTTGCGAGCAATTACTATGCGATATTAATAGCTGCGGATCGTGCCAGCATCGGTGACATAATAGCGCAAATATCTTCGTATTATAGCAATGCACGATTTTCAGAAATGAAAATGAACTGTTTAGGTGACAGCATTACATACGGATATATTCCAGACAGTGGAGCGCAGATGCAAATCCCTTATCCAACCACTATCAAGTCTATACTTGGTCTTGCCGAAGTTAGGAACTACGGAATCAGTGGGAGCACCCTTGCAAAGAACAGCGGTAATTATCAGCCAATGTGTGTCAGATATGACGACATGGATGATGATGCAGATATCGTGCTTGTATTTGGTGGCACAAATGATTACGGCAGAGCGGTGTACTCAGCACTCGGCACTATAACTGATACTGTTAATTCAACGATATATGGAGCGTTAAACATTCTGTGTGAGGGATTGATTACCAAATACCCGAAAGCATTAATTTTCCTCTGCACTCCATTGAAGAGAGCAGACAAGACAGGTGCGAACGGTGGCGGTTATACGCTTGAAGATGTGGCTGAAGCTATCAGAGCTGTCGGACTCAAATTCGGGATGCCTGTTTTGGATTTAGACTCCAAAGGTGGCTTTTATATCAGCAACGAGACATTCAGAGCACAGTACGGTGGAAATGACAAGTTGCATCCGAACCAAGCATTTGATACGGAGCATCTTGCACCAATGATCGCAAGGTTTATCGGTAGCACGATTTAATAAGGAGGTCGAGGCAGATGTATAAGTTAAATTCGGAAGAAATATCAGAAGCAAGAATGCTTGAATTGATAGATGACTTGTCAATGTTCCCATACGATCCGTCAGATGTCGGAATAACTATAGACGAAAGAAAGCAGAAGTATCTGTCAGAGTTAGAAAGCCGTGGCGATCTCAAGATTTCTGATGCGCTCATGATTAGCAAATTTTAACTGACTAAATTCCTAAAGATTTCTTGAATGGAAATGTGGTAACAGGAGGGCATAATGCTCACGATAGACAAGAACAACAGGATCACGCTCACAAGAGGTGACACACTCACTCTCGAACTGACACTGACCAACAAAGACGGCGCTGCATATCAGCCAGACAGCGGAGACACATTGCGCTTCGCTGTCTCAAAGGGATATGAGGGCAGTGCAACTTATAACCTCGCATATGAGCAGAGTATACCTACGGACACGCTTACATTCACTGTTCCGTCAGCTTCTACGAAAACGCTAACATATGGCATATACAACTATGACATAGAACTGACACACGCTGATGGTGCAGTTGATACAGTTATCAGTTCGCAGATAGAGATTACAGGCGAGGTAAAGTAAATGCACGTATACGGAGTTATAGAGGGTAGGCTTGCATTGGGAGCGATCAGTGCTTCTGTAACTCCCGATGTTCACATCATCGGTTCTGTGAGTACAGGGCAACGCATGAGCGGTGCATTAACGCAGAACATCAAAGCATCTGCAAAGTTATCATCCGAAAGAAAAGTATATGCAACGCTCTCGATCCCTTCGGCCATCGGTGCAAACGCTTATAAGGGTGTCTATGAGGTGACACCGACAAAGGAAACACAGACACTTGAAACTGTCGGAACGCTCTTGCAGAAGAATGTGGTAATAAATCCGATACCTAAAAATTATGGGCTAATCACTTGGGATGGCTCTACATTAACGGTCTCATAGGAGGGCATAAATGGCACAGAATGTCGTTATTAACGGAGTAACATATCAGAATGTTCCAGAAGTAGATATACCGAAGAGCGGTGGCGGTACTGCGAAATTTTTCGATACCGCATCAGCCGACATCACTTCTGCGGATATACTGACAGGCAAAACAGGATTCGGAGCAAGCGGCTCTGTATCTGGCTCTATGGTAAATAATGGGAGCACAGGCGGCTCGATTTCGACCAAAGCAGGAACAGTGACTATTCCTGCAGGATACACAAGCGGCGGAACTGTCTCTATAGCTTCATCGGAGCAGAATAAGATAGTAGCATCCAACATAAAGAGCGGTGTAACGCTTCTCGGTGTTGCAGGATCACTTGCTCTGCCGTCAATATCGCAGGACTCAACGACCAAAATACTGTCCATCTCATAGGAGGTGGCTTATGGCAAACATAACTCTCATGGGTGCATCCTATACGGATGTTCCTGCTGTCACACTACCGAAAACAGGTGGCGGCACTGTCACGTTCTACGAGAATGGTGGCGGTAGTAGTCAAGGCATTTACTGCGGTACATCCGCACCTGCATCAGCACTCGGCAGCAATGGCGATATATACATTCAGATGCAGAGCGGTGGAACAGTAGAAGCATATCCGAATGACTATACTTCGCAGAACATGAATAGCACATCACATTTGAGTGATTGTATCGGTGTGTCTGCTGAAGATGGTACATCTACATCCAACACATACAGTTCGGGTTCATCCGTTACAGGCACAGCAGACTACACATTTGACCTGTCGAGCATACCAAGTAACGCAACGATCACAAGTGTATCGCTTGCGGTCAAGGCACATGAGGAGAATGCTTCGAGGTCAACCTGTACTATTCGTGCATATGCAGGGTCAACAGCAAAAGGCTCATTGACTACAGTTAACGGCACATCGAATACGATCTATAACGTTTCGGTAGGCTCTTGGACAAGGCCAGAACTCGACAGTTTTGTTATGCGGTTGTCTCTCGGATATTACGGAGGCCTTATCGCAGGTGCTACACTAACTGTTGAGTACGAAGCATCCGCACAGTGGGCTGTTGAACTGACAGGTGATGCAGACAGTTGGTCGGTTAGCGGTGATAACATTTATCAGAAAAATAGTGGAACATGGTCGAAGGTCTCAAGCGTGACACTCGACTCCACTATATCGAAAAAATGAGGCGGCTCGGTAAGCCGCATGGGTTTACCTCTCTCAATACGCAAAAGACCCTCGATTGAGTTCGGGGGTCTTTTTTGCGTTCGCCTTATCACTTATTCTATTGGAGGAATGGGGGCTATGCCCACATAGATTATAGCATAAACCTGTACAAATGCATATCCACACGATGGTTGATGTCGATTTGTACAGAAGATCAGTACAGTATTTCCTTCGGCTGTCCCTGTTCGTCAATGACAACACCTTTTATGAGCCTCCTCCAGAATGCTCTTTTGTTCTCATCTGTCAAAGTCTGATACAGGTCTCTCCATCCACTCACAAATTGTACAGGCTTGGCGGAAGGGGCTTTCGATAGGTCTGCTATTTTCTTCTGAAGTTCCGATGTCTTTTCTTTGTACTCATCTGATCCGATATTCCCAAGTAAGTACATATCATTCAATCGCTTGAGCCTGTCCCTGTACTTCTGCGGATTCTCTCGTTTTTCTTTCGGCTTCTTGGTGACTCTGACTTTGAAGTCTTGCTCGATGTTCTCAAGTAGCCACTTTTCTAATTTTGGTTCGCTCACATTGTGTGTGCTCTTACAATCTCCGTAATACCGATATGCGCACCGATAATACTTGCGTTCTCCGTCAAAGCATCCTCCAAGTTTCCTGCCACAGATCGGACAGTGAATCAGACCTGTAAAAAGGTAGACTCTCTTCTTCGATGCGTGTTTCACGTTGCGTTTGATTATGGCTTGCAACGCATCCCATTCAGACGGAGACAGGAGCGGTTCACAGTATGCCTTATTTGACCGATATTCGCCTTTTAAGAGGGTTTTGCGGAACAGCTTGAGCAATCGTGTGTGATTGAATGTCAAGCCGTATTTTTCGTTGATATAACGTGTAGTAGCGTGTGCTGATTGATAAGTCATGTAGTGGTCAATGGCATCTTTTACTATGTGGATGTCATCAGAGAATACTACGTGTTTGTTTTCTATCCTGTAGCCGAACGGAACTGACCCTCCAAGAACTTTCCCTTGCGACACTAACTGACTTTGCACATCTTTGATACGCTCCGATGTCCTGTCAGCCTCATCCTGTGCTATGGACAACTTGATGTTGACATAGAGCCTTCCAGAAGCGGTCGATGTATCGTACTCCTCATTGATTGCTTTCCAATACACCTTATGCTTTTCGAGTATGTCCTGCACTTTGTAGTAGTCTCTGATGTTTCTGAACCATCTGTCGAGTTTGGTGAACAGTATCATGTCTGGCTTAACTCTCGGTAGGTCTTCGAGTAGCTGAACCATAGCAGGACGCTTGTTGTATGGTTTCCGACCGCTTATTCCCTCATCTTTGTATGTGCCTAATATGACATGGTCATGCTGCCGACAGAACTCTGTAAGCGCATCCTCCTGTGCATCGAGGGAATAGCCGAATTTGACTTGCTCTTCGGAGGACACTCTGATGTATAGGAAGACTTTCATAGCGATAACCTCTCGGCTAATTTCAGCATTAACTCAACATCCTTGCTTGGCATTTGCATGACGATGGAGAAAAGCCTGTACAGATCGGGGCGGTTCTGCATCTCTTCTGCGAGTATGTCTTCTGGGGCTACTTCGACAGTTCTGGTTCGGTCGGTAGTAAGGTCTTCGAGGGAGCAGTGCAAGAACTCACAAATTTTGTCGAGCATTTTCGACTTTGGCATAGATCGTCCATTGTACCAGTAAGTGACAGTGGCGGTCGATGCTCCTGTGAATCGAGCAAGATCAGCCTGTTTTTTGTTCTGTAAGTATAACAAATTACGCAAATTGTGCGAGAAAATCTCTTGTGCTGACATGGCTATGTCCTCCTTTCCTTGTTTTAATTTAGCAAATGCTCACAGACACTGCAATAATTCTGAATAAATTTTAACATAGAGTGAATCTTTTTATTGACACGCTAAATCTAACCGAGTATAATCTAACTGTAAGTTAGCAGATGGCAGAACACATCAGCGAGACATTTTAGGGAGGTGATAACTTGAGAGGACGAAAGAGACGAACGCTGAAGGAGTGGAGACGAGAGCGCGATCTGACGCTCAAAGAACTGGGAGATGCTGTCGGAGTATCCTATGTAACCATTCACGGATGGGAGAACTACCGAAGCGAACCAAGAGCAAGCGATATTGCAAAACTGGAAAAGGCATTAGGCATCAAGTGGTCTGATGACGTTCTTTATAATGCAAACAACGCTAAATCTAATTGAGCAGGTGCTAACAATGGATGAACACATCATATCAACACTTGCCGATCTAATCAGCAGACAGGAAGGAGTAACAACATGGTTAGAGAGATTATCGGAAACATCATCATAGGGCTAATGTCCATGAGCATAGGCTTGGCAATGGTTATCGCAGTAGCAATGAGTTAGGAGGAATGAACATGAACGACATCAGCAGGAATGACATGAACGAGAAACACAATCCATTGGATTACTACACAGGCAGAATCAGATCATTACAGGAACAGCTTGAGAACGCACAGAAGAGGGTAGCACTGAAAGACGAGTACATCAACAAACTCGAAAAGGCTCTCGCAGAAACTGCAACAAAGTGTGCAAAACTCGAAAAGGCATACATTGCGGAGGCTATGAGGAATGTGGAAGTGTAAGATGTGCGAATCGGTATTTTCGACACCAGATTATGTCGAATACTGTTGCGAGGACTATGCAGGAGTTAGTTCCATGTTTGAAGACATGCACTATAGCACATATCCTGTATGCCCGTATTGTGGCGATGAGGACATCGAAAGCTATTGGGAGGAGGATGATGATGAGTAGACTAAACACGCTCGAAGAGATGGTCAGAGCGATCCTAAAGGACAATCCGAAAGCCAGAGACGATGACAGAGTGCTGACTCTGGAAGTATGGTGCAAGGTCTTCGGAGTGAATCCGTGGTCTCCTGTATCAGAGGTAATGAGAAATAAAGACCTACCATCGCAGGAAAGCATCGGCAGAGTCAGAAGAAAAATACAGGAAAAAGACCTGTCCCTGCGTGGATCAAAGAAAAAAGAAGCGGTCAGAATGGCTGCACAGGTTGATTTCATCGAGTACAGTAATTCGGACAGGTACGAAAGTATAATCTAAACAACTGTTCTTATAAGGAGGTAGAGTTAATGACAGACAATATCAAGTATGAAATCACAAAGTTTATCGGCACAATCAGCGAGAGAAATGACGGATACGGCAACAGGTGGACAAAGGAAGTGAACCTCGTTGCATGGAACGGCAGAGACGCAAAGGTCGATATCAGAGAGTGGAACGCAGATCATTCGAGAATGTCAAAGGGCATCACACTGACCAGAGAAGAGGCAGAAGTTCTCTACATGAGACTTGACGGTTTTCTGAAGGAGGGCAAGGAATGAAACTGAAAGAACTTATGCCACAGATAGACAAGGGTGTCCGCATAGGGACAGATAGAGGTCAGAGCGGTTTCGTTTACTGCGGGCATTCAAAGAACTGTGACCTTGTCACGCTCGACAGGACGGTATTCGCGAAGAAGTGTACCTACATCATATCGCGCAAAGACGATATCAGAGCGTTGCAGGAAAAACTTAAACACCCACACAAGCGGTATAGCGAATACTACAAGAGATCGAAAGGCAAGTTCAAGGAAGGAAAGCCGATGCAGTTCGAGGAATGGAAAGCTTTCATTAGTTCGGAACTGGTGAGAGCAGAAGCAAACATGAACTCGGCAATTGACAGCCTCATGCAGTATCAGAGTTTCCGTGACAGAGAAGTAGTAGACGTATATGCATCAATCTCACAGCCAGATACCGACATCATAATCGTTGATGGTGACGAAGCAGGTGACTACTGGGATGAGGAAGAATACAACAGGAGGGCTAATGACGAAGAATAAGACAAATGAAAAGTACACCCGAAGGTGCACCAATCACGCAAATACAGTGTACACCTTCGAGAACAATATTTCAACAAGGAGGTTCACTAATGAGTAAAAAGGTATTGATTCTGGGGAGATCGGGGAGCGGTAAATCAGCAAGTCTCCGAAACTTCTCAAAGGGCGAAGTCGGAATCATCTCTGTACAGGGCAAGGAATTGCCATTCAAGACGGACATACCGACATTCACTCCAAGAATGAATGAGAAGACGTTCAACAAATATCCAGACGTTATGGCAGCGATCCGCGATGCAAAGACGAAAGTTCTTGTCATAGACGATGCGAATTACCTCATGTCCGATGAGTTTATGAACAGGAGTGGAGAACGCGGATATGAGAAGTTCACACAGCTTGCACAGAACTTCTACCAAATGCTTCAGATGTGCGACAGCCTGTCAGACGATGTGACAGTGTACATCATAATGCACTACGAACTGGATGCAGACGGATATGAGAAGCCGAAAACAATCGGCAAGCTGCTTGACGAAAAAATTGTCATTGAGGGGCTTTTTACAACAGTACTCAAGGCGGCTTGTGTAAGCGGTGAGTATGTGTTCATCACAAGAACAGCAGGGAATGATTGCATCAAGGCGCCTATAGGTATGTTCGCAGAGGCACAGATTCCAAATGACCTCAAGGCTGTTGACAGGATCATCCGTGAATATTACGGCATGGAGATTCCATACTAACAGGAGGTGAGCGGATGGATCATAAGGCATACCGAAGTACAGAATATTGGTTCAACCTTCGCCACAGGCTGTTTATTGAACGCGGAGGCAGGTGTGAGAAATGCGGCAAGGTTCTGCATGGTGATAACTATGACATTCATCACATCGATGGCACGTACAGAGAGTTTGATGAAATACCATCTAATCTGATGCTGATCTGTAGGGATTGCCACAAAACCTACCATGAACAGGGTGACTTCCATATACCAAAGGGCATACATGATTTCACTGTTTTGAGCATTGAAGAAAAGCCATCACATGATGGAACTAAACAAGGCTATCAACTGATAGTCACTGTTACAAGGCAGATAGACAAGAAGGAATGCAAGTGTTGGAAATGGATAGAGAAGAACACAGACCATGAACTGTATTTCCGCATGAGCGTAGGACTTCCAGAACACATCAACATCTATACCGCCATAGGCAGACACGGAAGGGCAATGTTCTCACAAAATGAGAGAGGATTCAACCAAGTAGACAGGTTCTTTGCAGAACCAAAATACATAACAGACAACAGGAGGAACTATTAATGATTAAGAAGTTTGACATCGACAGCGCAAAGGAATATGGCGAATTTGAAATACTCCCAAGAGGCGGCTATGTGTGCATCATCAAGGCGGCAAAGGTCGAAGAGAGATCAGACGGCAGCCAAGTTATTGTTCTTGCCGTAGACATCGCAGAGGGCGAATATAAGGGCTACTATCAGAGAGACCTTGAGAGACAGACAGGGGACAAGGTTTGGCATTGCCGCCATTGGCTGAACGTTCCGAAGGATGACGGATCAGAGCATGACGAATGGGACAAACGCAAGTTCAAGACTTTCACTACATCCCTTGAGAAGTCGAATGACGGATACAAGTTCGATTGGGACGAGCAGAAGTTCATCGGTAAGTTTGTTGGCGCTCTGTTCAATTACAGAGAGTTTGAGACATCCACAGGTACTGTCAGCGAAGCACCTAACCTCGCACAGTTCCGTTCAGTGGAATCGATCCGCAAGGGCGATTACAAAATCCCGAAGGACAAGAAGCTGTCTGGCATCGGTGCTATCCCGACATCCAATGAGGCTGTTGACTCCTATGCTGCTGCTGAAATCGACATCCCATTCTAATGAAAAAGGATGGCAATTGGGTCAAAGTGTATCGCAGTGTCCTTGAGTTGCCGTTCTGGAACGAAAAGCCATTCAGTGAGGGGCAAGCGTGGATAGACTTGCTTCTCACTGTCCACTGGGCAAGCGGAGTCGATTATATCGGCAGCCATAAAAGACGCGTTAAACGTGGGCAATTATGGACTTCACGCAAGATGCTCGGTGAGCGTTGGGGATGGCACAAAGAGAAGGTAGGAAGGTTCTTGAACAAATTGGAGTGTGTCGGACTTGTGTCGGTAAGTGTGTCGGCTTATGGGTCGCTGATAACATTGAAAAACCAAGATGTTGAGCCTTGTGATGTGTCGGCAGATGTGTCGGATAGTGTGTCGGATAGCACGTTTCCTTCTATTAATAATAAGAATAAAGAAAGAGAAGAAACTGTCCCTTGCAGGGACGAAGACGATGAGGGCATGACAGAGGAGGAGTGGAATGAGCTTATACGAATACAAGGCTGAAGACCTTGACCGATTCAGAGAAGCGATTCGCCTGTCCTACAAAGATGCACGTCAACGCGGTGACGAACTGGAACTGCGTGAATGCCCTTACTGTCACAGCCAGAAAGATTCTTGGACTTTCGCAGTAAATATCAAGACAGGCACGTTCAACTGTAAAAGATCATCGTGCAGTGTCAAAGGCAACATGATAACACTCGCGAAGGATTTCGGATTTAGTCTTGGACGCGACACAGACGAATATGAGCATACTGGCACATGGAAACGCTTCAAGACATTTTCGGATGCAAAGAGACAGTTTGAATCGAGAGAACCTGCTGTCGAGTACATGAAGTCGCGTGGCATCTCTGAAGAGGTCACAAGACGGTATGAGATAACATCGAAGCCAGAACAAGACAACATAATCGTATTCCCATTCAAAGACGAAGAGGGTGTGCTGACATTCGTTAAATACCGAAATACGGAGTTTAAGAAGGGTGTAACACAGGGCGCGAAGGAATGGAGCGAAAAGGATACAAAGCCGATCCTGTTCGGAATGAACCATTGCACAGATGGCGGCACACTGGTCATGACGGAAGGACAAATAGACTCGCTGTCACTTGCAGAAGCAGGAATCGAGAATGCTGTCAGTGTACCGATGGGCAAGAACGGATTTACTTGGATACCTCACTGTTGGGACTTTCTTGCAAGGTTCGATGAACTGATTGTCTTCGGAGACAGAGAAGGTGACACGATTACACTTCTCGATGAAATGACAAAACGTTTTCACGGCACTGTCAGATTCGTACCGCCAGAAGCGTATCAAGGCTACAAGGATGCCAATGAACTTCTATGCGGCAAGGGTGTACAGGCTGTCCGTGATGCGGTTGAGGCAGCTACGATCGTTCCAGATGATTTCATCAAGGAACTGAAAGACATCGTATCATCAGAACTCGACAATGAGCCGATATTTCAGACCAAAGTCAGACAGCTTGATGCGGTCACAGGCGGTATGTATGCAGGTCAGTTAATCATCCTTACAGGTGAACGCGGTCGAGGCAAATCGACTTTTGCTTCACAGCTTGTTGTCAATGCGGTTGCTTCTGGAGTCAAAGCGTTCCTGTATTCTGGGGAAATGACTAATGCATCCGTCAAGGAATGGATTGAACGGCAGATAGCAGGTGCTGATTGTATCAATGTTGAGATCATGCCGAACGGATACGAAAAGACACATATCAATGCGATGTATCTCGATGATATCGCAAAGTGGCATGAGGGCATGGTGTACATCTATGACACTGATGCTGCCATCAATAGTGAGGACGAGGGAATCGAGAAGGATCTGCTCGGCAAGATACGGAAAGCTATAGTGCAGTACGGATGCAAGTTCATTGTCATCGACAATCTCATGACAGCACTGGATGATAATCTGCAATTCGACATTTACAGACAACAGGCTGTCTTTGTTAAGAAACTTAAACGAATGGCATCGAGGTTCGGAGTGGTAGTGCTTCTGATAGCGCACCCGAAAAAAGCATCGAGAGAAGCAAAGGGCTTCGAGAATGATGATGTACTCGGTTCAAGTAACATAACCAACTTTGCAGATATGATCCTGCGCTACGATGTACCAAGTAAAAAGGAAACTGACATGAACAAGCGTGTTCTGGAACTTACCAAAAGCAGACGTACTGGAGTACGAAAGACAATAAATATGCTTTATGACGCGAAGTCGAAACGCATCAGTGACAGTGAGACAGTTCTGAATGAGCCGTTGCTGCCTGTTGATGGGTTCGACCCAGTAGAAGAAATCCCATTTTAGGAGGCGAAATGACGAAAATTAACGGATGCAAAGACCCTTGCTTCGGCTTGGTAGAAGGTGTGTGCATGATACTGACAGAACAGAAGGATTGTGGAATTGAATGCCCATTCTACAAGCCACAGGGTTGCGAGGATTGGATTAAACGAGAAGAAGGTGCAGAGATATGGCTGATTCCTCCAGAAGAGTACTATGCGAAAACTGCGGACAAGAGTACGAGATTTGGCAAATGAGAAGCTACAACATCGGCAAGAAGGTGATGTACATCTGCCCTGTATGTAACAAGCACGGGCAAGTCGATGCGGCAGGATTCGGCATAGCTATGGCACTGAAGAAACGGAAAGGATTCGAGTAATGTTAAGCGCAGGAGACATAATCTACAGATGTCGCAAGTACAGAGGTTACACACAGAGAGAACTTGCGCACAAGGCAGGAGTATCGAAGTCTATGGTCTATAGTGCCGAAAACAACACGAGCGCACCAAGATACGATACTGTTCTGAAATGCCTTGAGGCTTGCGGATTCACACTGAAGCTTGCGGAGAAGGACTACTGATGAAAGTGTACATGCGAGTAACCGATGACGAATATGAGTTCCCTGTTGCAATAGCAGACACACAGGCAGACCTTGCAAGAATGGTCGGTGTTGGCACTAATACAGTGTGCTCGGCATTGTACAAGGTTCGGAAGTGGGGAAAGAAGTCGGTATACAAGGAGGTAGAGATAGATGACGAGATGGATCAAAATCATTGACATGAACGAGCCACACGCATTCTTCCGCAAGAAGTGGTATTGCCCAGATTGCGGAATGTGGCAGACATACGGAGAGACAAAGTACTGCATGAACTGCGGTGCGCTGATGGAAACGGAAGGAGAAGACAATGATTGATCTAATCAACAGGCAGGATGCGATAGATATCCTGTACAAGTGTACGCCGTTTGACTCGGACGGAATCAAGCTGATGGAGCGGCTCGAAGAACGTATCAATGCCTTACCATCCGCAGACAGACCGCAACCTGATGAATTCGTGGAGCGCATGAAGAATCTGCAAATAGAAGTCAATTCTGTTGCACCAACTGTTGAGCATAAGTGCGGACATTGGATATATCACGTTGATGATTTATTCCCAGCTGAAAGCACTCAAGAATGTAGTGTGTGTCACGAAGAAGAATTCATGAGCATTTGCAATGAAAACTTCTGTCCGAATTGCGGAGCAAGAATGAAAGGAGCAGGCGATGAGGGTTAAGGAGCTTATTACAAGGCTTCTTGATGAGCCAATGGATGCTGAAGTCTGTTTGCAAGACCCGACTGAACACATGTCTAATGGCACTATGTGCAAGGGTTACTTATTCGACATCACCTATATTGAGCCGTGGAACAAGCACCGCATCTGCATAAATTTCAACGATTGGAGAAGGGACAATGAAGCTGATTGATGCTATGTGTAATGTATTGGTACTGTGGATTGTCATCATGATTCTTGAGGGTATTGCGATTAAGAACGGCTACAGAGGCGAATTGGCATCACAAGATGCAAGGCTTATCTTTGACGGATTGGTGATAGCAGGAACGCTTATGAGCAAATGAAAGGAACAGACGATTTGGAAGATAGGGAGCGTGATCGTAGATGAATAGATACATAGAAGAAGATGCGATAGCAGAACAGATAAAAGACCTTCTGCTGCCAATAAGTTTGATGCTTAACGATATAGCGCAAAGGAAAATAGAGAACGCACCATCAATCGATTTAGTACGTTGCAAGGAGTGCAAGCATTGGAACAACGAGACAGACATGACATATTGCGACAGAACCGTGTGGTTCGGAACGGACGCAGATGACTACTGTTCGTTCGGAGAAGTGGAAAGGAGCGAGTAGATGGCAAGATACTACGTGGAAAAGGATGGCGAGTGGAATATCTTCAGCACAATCATAGACGACTTCCTTTTCGATGAGTTTATTTGCCTTGACGCTCTAAAAGCAAGATTGTTATATGAGCGGTTCAAGGAACTAACTGAAGATATAGATTCATTACTGACGGATAATCCGAGAGTAAACGTAATGACATATAGCGAAGCCATCGAACGAAAGCGAGCCGATACTCCGCAGATGGAGAACCCTTGCGGTAACTGCCAAGAGTTTGACTGTGACGGATGTGAGCATAAGAAGACGGAAAGGAGCGAGTAGATGATACCTGAACGAGAACGTGAAGCCCTGATGAGGCTGACGATGTGTGCAAGGGGCGAATGCTCAATGTGTAAATACGAAAAAACTTGCACCATCAGCTTTCAGTATGAACTTGCAACAGAGAATATGAACATCTTGGCTGACGCATTAAGGGTGTCTGATACTCCGCAGACGGATTGCCAGTGGCACGATGACAATGCGATGTGTAACCGATGCGGCGAAACTGATTGCCCGTGGAAGTAAACAAAATACCCGCCATGTTACGCATCTTTGAGAGGCTCAGCGGGTTCATACAAACATTATATCACCAATAACTGCCGTAAGGAAAGGAAGGTAATCCTCGTTTGTCACGGCAGATTGGAATAGTAGGGTAACACCGATGGGCAGCGGTATATCTGCCCACACAAATTATGAGCAAATACACAGAAGACAAAGAGAGAATGGATGAGATAGCCGAACGCATAGCTAATCGGCAGCCGATAAAAGAATGGTCAGCTATCTATTGGTTAGCCGTTGCTGTCGGTCATATCCTTGAGTGGATAGAGAGGAGATCAAAATGAGTTTATGGGCTTATGAGCCGTGGAAGTGTGACGGAGAATTCTGCCCAGAGGATTGTGACCACTGTTACAAGTCACGCATAGAACAAGACGGCTTCATTACATGGGAGACAGAACAAAATGAGACTATATCTGATGCACAGAGAAGCGTATCTGAATTATCTGAAAGCGCAGACTAGAGTTGAGGAAATCCTTGACGAAAGGGAGCAATTGATACAAAGTGTCATGCCTAAAAGTTCATTAGCCGAACATGAGCGTGAGTTCCTGCCGACAAGTGTTCCTGTCAAAGGCAGAAGCATGAACAAGGCAGAGCGCTATGCGATCGAGATGGAAGAGAGGCTACTCAAGACAAGACTCGAAGAGGCTACTGATGCTCTGGAACATCGAAAGCTTATTCTGTCGGAAAGAGAATCAGAACTGCGGAAGAGTCTCGACATCTACAATCTCGTGTACACAGCGAAGTGGATAGACGGAAAAAAGGTTGAGGCTATCGTCAAGGATACAGGATATTCGAGAAGCCAGATATACAACATAATCAGATATCTGACAGGAAAAGTGGGGAGGTATTGAATGAGAGAAGCAATACGAACGCCATGCAATCGAACCTGTAACTGTGAATGGGGTTCTAAAACCTGTATGCAGAAGCGTGGGTACATATGGAACTACGTTCTCGGAAAGTGGAGCAGAGACGAATACGGAAACATCCATAGATCAGCGAACAGGGAATGCGACTATACGATGTCAGAACAGATGACACTTTTAGGATGGACAGTGAACAATGAATAGCAGAAGAAAAGGCAAAGCAGGAGAAATGAAAAATGTTGAAAGGTGGAGACCAGTTGTCGGCTTTGAAGGGTCGTATGAGGTAAGCGACTGCGGAAGGGTTAAAAGCATACCGAGGACTACCACAAAAGGCGGATTGATGAATCTTCATATAAATGGGCGCAATGGGTATGTATATGTGCCTTTGTACAAAAATGGGCGTATACATAACAAGCGAGTTCACATACTCGTTATGGAGGCGTTTACTGATTATCGCTCGAATGGGTTTGATCCGTCTCATGTTATTGATCACATAGACGGATGTAAAACAAACAATCACCTGTCAAATCTTGAAGTTGTAACTCAAGCAGAAAATGACCGAAGAGCAAGGCTTAAAAAGACGCAACGATATAACGGTGTTGAAATAATAGATTTAGATTCAAAACAAATCTATAAAAATTATACCGACGCTGCGAGATCGGTTGGTGGCAGTTTAGGAGAAATGGTGGCAAGAGTATGCCGTGGAGAGAGAAGCCATTATAGAGGCAGACATTTTGCTAAATATTCGGATTACGTCAATGGCACAATTCCAGAATATAAAGGCGGACATACAAAAGGAGTTAGCAAATCGTTATGGCGATAAATTCAAGACGAAAAGGCGCTGAAGGCGAAAGGAACCTTTGCAGAAAACTACGTGATTACGGCTATGATGTGCGAAGAGGTCAGCAATACAGCGGAGCAAATGGCGATGCTGATGTAGTAGGCATAGAAGGGTTACACATAGAATGCAAGTGCTATAAGAGCGGTCACGGCAAGACATACGAATGGTTAGATCAATCAGCAAAAGATGCAAGAGAAAATGAGACCGCTGTTGTGATGCACAGGAAGGTAAGCACAGAAGACAGAGGGAATCAGTGGCTTGTAACACTCTCACTCGATGACTTTATGAGGCTGTGGAAGTTGGGAATGAAATAGCACACAATCGGACTTTGAACCTGTTAAAATGTTACTGTCAATGATTAGATGCTTTTCATAAATACATGTATCACTCCTTTCCAAGAGTAGGCGGTAGCAATACCGCCTTTTCTTGTGCGGTGAAAAAAGGCGATATTTGACCTGCGAGAGGAGTTAAGTGTTGTAGTGTCTAATCGGTCAACTTAAACTTAAACATCGCTCAAATCTAAAATAAATGGACTACAACAGCAGACGATGGCTCAAGTTAAGAGAGAGAGTATTGAAGCGTGATAACTATCAATGCCAATACTCCAAAAGATTCGGAAGACTAATACAGGCTAACACTGTGCATCATATCTTCCCTGTAGAAATGTATCCGCAATATCAGTGGTGTGAATGGAATCTGATATCTCTATCAGCCGAAGCACATAACATCATGCATGATCGTGACAGCCATGAACTAACAGCAGAAGGTATCAGACTACAGGAAAGACTACGGAGACAAAGGCATGAAGATATATCTCAATGACAAAGTAGTTCTGTTCAGATGCGACAGGAAGAAATGTAAACGCTGCAACAGTATGTGCAATCACACATCTGACATATCTCACGCAATATTTGACGGAGAAAAAGCCTTTGAGGATATGTGCGACTATGTGGTGATGGAAACAAACGGATAACCGCAACAACAATGACGATACGACACAGGTTGCAAACTGTGAAAGGGAGAGTTTTCACCTTCTCTCCCTTTTTTCGTGTCAGAGCAAAAGAGGTGAGGAAGGTGAAGAAAAATGAGACACGCAGCAGATTATGATGCAACGATCAGAAGCATGAGAGCGCAAGGATATAAGTCGCACGAAATTGCCGAAGCTATCGGCATATGCAAACGATCGGTTCAGAACTATTGCCAACAGAATGGGATAACAGTTCCAGAAGAACTCAAGGCACAAGTTATCAATGGCAGAATGTCAGAAAAACGAGTAGCCGAAAAGATCAAAGAGGTAAGCAACGGAAACCTCGAGTATATAAGAGGCTATGTGCGGAAAGAAGATCCTATTGTAGTTAGGTGTCTGACTTGTGAGGCTGAATACGAACGGACATATCACAACATTGTGCATATGGGCAAAACCAAATGTCCTTATTGCGAAAAGCAGAAACGTGCTGATCTTGAGACCGCAAAGCAAATAAAAAAGCAAGCAGCCGAAGCAAGCAAAGCAGAAATGCGGAAACGAAAAGCCGTTGCATTATTCGTTCACAAGTTGAGTCGGTTACATGAATGTCCTGTGTGCGGCACAAAGGTGTATAAGTATAAGTATTGCTCTGATATGTGCAAGCACAAGGCATATAACAAACAACACAAAGTAAGCAGAAGAGTCAAAGTCAAATCTGCGATGGTAGATAAAGATATAACTTTAGAGTCGCTATACAAGAGGGACAAAGGCATCTGCTATTTGTGCAAAGGTAAATGCGACTATGAGGATTATGTTGTGAGGAACGGAGCATTCATCACAGGGGATTGGTATCCAAGCATCGACCACATCAAACCGCTGTCAAGGGGCGGTAAACATTCTTGGGATAATGTAGCATTGGCTCACTTCAGATGCAATACGCTCAAACGTGACAACGAATTATCCCCCTCGGGTGTTAAATTTTTTTAGAAATAAATACACGAA